CCGGCCGGCAGTGAGCGAAAATGCCGAAAATGTAAATAAAAAAGCGTTTAGAAATTTTTGGAGGTAAATTATGAGTAATGAAACAAAATATGGATTTGGTTCAGGAACTGGTGATTGGACTGGAATTGAAGACAGTAAAACCACAGAACCATACAGTAGTGGATGGTGGAGCATCTATCCTCCTTATTATGAGTTTTGTTGGCATAGACTTCCTTGCGGCGACTGCGCACGCACGGGGAAACCATGCACATATCAAAGCAATATAATTACCACAAATAAATATACTGTAAATACAACAACAGAGGATTAATTCCTCTTTTTTGTCTTTTTTAATAAAATATGATATAATATATAAAAGGGTGATGATATATGGAAGATATAATTTTAACGGAAAAACAAAAAATAGGATTAGACATAGCAATAGAAAGATATAAACAGCACAAGTCTTATACTTGCATATCGGGCTATGCCGGATCAGGCAAAAGCACACTTGTGAAATTTATAATTCAAGCATTGGGCATCGCGCCATGTGATGTTTGTTTTATTGCATACACAGGAAAAGCCGCCTTAGTTTTAAAAGAAAAAGGCAACTTGAATGCAATGACAGCACATAAATTACTTTATCAATCTTATCCTCGTGCTGATGGTACATTTTTTCATATACCCAAAAGACCCCTTGAATATCCATATAAAATAATTGTAGTGGATGAAGTATCAATGCTACCAAAAGATATGTGGGAATTATTATTAAGTCATAATATTTATGTAATTGCGCTAGGTGACCCTGGTCAGTTACCGCCATTAACAGATGATAATGGCGTTCTGCAAAAACCGCATATCTTCTTAGATGAGATTATGCGCCAGGCGCAAGAATCAGAAATTATCCGAGTATCTATGGATATTCGAGCAGGGAAATCATTACCTAAATTCAAAGGAAAAGAAGTTCAAATCATTGATAAAACAGATTTAGTGAGTGGAATGCTTCAATGGGCAGATCAAATTATTGTAGCTAAAAACGCAACTAGACATTATTATAATGATTTGATGCGCTCTTATATCTTTGGCGAGCATCCTAAAACTCCATTAGAAGGAGATAAGGTGATATGTTTGCGCAACGATTGGGGCGTTATTACTCCTCTTGGAGATGTTTTGGTTAATGGATTAACTGGTTATCTTAGCAATATCGTTTATGAAGAAAACAGAAATGCACCTTGGCAAATCAAGAAACAGGTACCTACATTAATGTTTGCTGATTTTGTTCCAGACCATTACGATGATAATTCTCCACAAATTATATCTGGAGATGGGGTATTTAATCAAATTAGTATGGATTATAAATTATTTACTCAATGGGAACCAACAATAAATAAAGATAATTTTAGAAAGATTCCGAAAAATATGAGGCCACACGAATTTGATTATGGATATGCAATCACCGCACATAAGTCTCAAGGTTCAGAATATGATAAAGTTCTAGTCTTTGAAGAAGATTTTCCTCGTGGAGATGAGCATAAACGCTGGCTATATACGGCAGTAACAAGAGCAAAAGAGAAACTGGTTATAGTTAGGAAATAACCGTTGACTAATATAATAAAATATGATATAATAATATAAAGAAAGAGGTGAAATATGATTCCTCGTTTTGAAGTGCATAGCCATTCACATTATAGTAATTTTAGAATTATTGATAGTATTAATAAACCAAAAGATTTGATTAACCGAGCAATTGAGCTCGGTCTTTCTGGTATTGCATTGACTGACCACGAAACATTAGCAGGTGCGCCAGAAATCAATCTTTACGCGCAAGAAATTCAAAAAACAAATCCAAATTTTAAAATTGCTATTGGAAATGAGATTTATCTTACAGAAACAAGAGATAAAAATCAAAAATATTATCATTTTATTTTAATTAGTAAAGATAAAATTGGCTGGAGAATGTTAAGAGAATTATCTTCAACAGCTTGGATGCAAAGTTATATGGATAGAGGTTTGGAACGTGTTCCAACTCTTTATTCAGAGCTTGAACATATAATTAATAAGTATGGTAAAGGTCATTTAATAGCGACAAGTGCTTGTATTGGCGGTGAATTATCTTCAACGATTTTAGAGTTAGTTAAAGCTGAAAAAGCGGGACTACCAGTAAACAATATCAAACAACATATTAATGATTTTACAATGTTCTGTATTAATTTGTTTGGAGATGATTTTTATTATGAAATCGCTCCTGGCATGTCTGCGGAACAGGTAGCTGTAAACAATAGAATGATTTCAATAGCAAAAGCATATAATAGAAAAATTGTTATTGGAACTGATGCGCATTATTTAAAAAAGGAAGATAGATATGTTCATGAAGCATATCTTAATTCAAAAGATGGCGAAAGAGAAGTTGCATCATTTTATGAATATGCATATTTGCAATCAGAAGAAGATATTAGAAAACATTTAGAGCCAACTCAATTAAATTATGAATCATTATGTGAAAATTCAATGGAGATTTATAATAAAATTGAGAATTATTCAATTCAACATAAGCAACAAATTCCAAGAGTAGAAGTTAAGAATTATACAAAATATGAAGACAATTCATTAAATAATTTTCCAATTCTTAAACAAATGAGAAATTCAGATGATATTTATGAAAGATATTGGGTTAATCAATGCTTAGAAAAATTAAAAGAATTGAATAAAGATAATGATACATATTTAAGTAGATTGGAAGAAGAAGCAGACATCAAGCGAACTATTGGAGAAAAACTTGAAACCAATATGTTCTGTTATCCTGTAACGCTTCAACATTATATTAATATGTTCTGGGATTGCGGCAGTATGGTTGGTGCAGGTCGTGGTTCTTCTTGTTCAGGTTTAAATCATTATTTATTAGGCGTAACTCAGCTTGACCCTATTAAATGGAATTTACCTTTCTTCAGATATTTAAATAAAGAAAGAATTGAATTAGGTGATATTGATATTGATTTATGTCCATCTAAACGTCCAATGATTATTGAAAAAATTAAAGAAGAGCGTGGTCAGCATTTTAATCCAGATGTTGATGATTTAGCTCGTCAAAATCTTGGATGTACTCTTATTGCTACATATGGCACAGAATCTACCAAAAGCGCAATTTTAACTGCTTGTAGAGGATATAGATCTGAGGAATATCCAAATGGAATTGATGTTGACCAAGCGCAATATTTATCTTCATTAGTACCTTCTGAAAGAGGATTCGTATGGCCTCTTGAAGATGTTATGTATGGTAATGTTGAAAAAGAACGCCAGCCAATTATTCAATTTGTTAATGAAGTAAATAATTATCCGGGATTAATTGATATCATGTTAGGTATTCAAGGACTGATTAAACAAAGAGGCTCTCATGCTTCTGGAGTTATTTTCTTTGACGAAGATCCTTATGAGTTTGGCGCATTCATGAAAACTCCGGGTGGTGATATTATTACTCAATTTGATCTTCACATGTGTGAAAGTATGGGAATGACAAAGTTTGATTTCTTAGTAACGGATGTTCAAGATAAATTAGTTGAAACAATTAATTTATTACAGAAAAATGGCGAAATTGAATCTGATTTAACTTTAAGACAAATTTATGATAAATATTTTCATCCAGAAGTAATTCCATTGGATTATAAACCAGCTTGGGATGCTATTGAAAATGGAACTGTTATTAATATATTCCAGTTTGATTCAATGGTTGGCGCGCAGGCCGCAAAAAAGATTCAGCCTAAAACTATTCTTGAGTTGGCAGACGCGAATGGCCTTATGCGTCTTATGACAGCAGAACGCGGAGCTGAAACGCCAATGGATAAATATGTCAGATATAAGAAGAATATCGGCTTATGGTATGCAGAAATGCGCCAGGCTGGGTTAACTCCAGAAGAGCAGAAGACATTAGAGCCGTACTTCTTATCTTCTTATGGTGTTCCACCCAGCCAAGAGCAGTTAATGAGAATGTTAATGGATGAGAATATTTGCAGTTTTGGCTTAGCCGAAGCAAATAGCGCAAGAAAAATTGTAGGTAAAAAGCAAATGAGTAAAATTCCTGCGCTAAGAGAACAAGTATTAACAAGAGCTAAATCACCAGCATTAGGCCGATATGTATGGCAATACGGCGTCGGTCCGCAGATGGGATATTCATTCTCAATTATTCATGCGTTAGCTTATTCATTTATTGGCTATCAAACAGCTTATATCGGAACAAAATTTAATCCTATTTATTGGAATACTGCATGTTTAACAGTAAATAGTGGTTCTATTGGTGGCGGTTCAACAGACTATAAAAAGATGGCAAAGGCTCTTGGTGATATCATGAGTGAAGGTATTAAGGTTAGTCTTGTTGATATTAATAAATCTGCTCTTGGATTTGAGCCAGATATTGAAAATAATCAAATTCTTTTTGGATTAAAAAGTATGTTAAATGTTGGCGATGATGTAATTGAGAATACAATTAAAAATCGTCCATATACCTCACCAAAAGATTTCTTAATTAAAGTAAAACCAAATAAACAAGCTATGATTAGTTTGATTAAAGGTGGCGCTTTTGATACCATGGAAGATAGAAAATTCGTTATGGCATGGTATCTTTGGGATACTTGCGATAAGAAAAAGCGTATTACTCTTCAAAATCTTCCTGGGTTAATAAAATATAATTTATTGCCAGAAGAGACTTCTCAACAAGTGTCTGCGCGCAGGGTATTTGAATTTAACAGATATTTAAAGAAAGTGTGCAGTGGCGCAGATAAGAATTATTACAATTTAACAGAACGTGCCATTAATTTCTTAGTAGAGATGAACTATGAAGATTTAATCGTTGGAAATAATAAGATTCCTGTAAAAAACTGGGAAAAAATTTATCAAAATTGGATGAACATTTTTAGACAGTGGATTTCTGAAAATAAAGAATTAATTCTTCAGAATCTTAATGACAAAATTTTTATTGAAGACTGGACTAAATATGCTAGTGGGTCTTTATCAAGCTGGGAAATGGAAGTTTTATGTTTCTATTATCATGAACATGAACTGGCAAAATTAGATACAAAAAAATATGGTTATTCTAATTTTAATGATTTACCAGAAACTCCAATAGTCACAAGTGTCATTAGAACTAAGAACGGGCATACAATTAAGAAGTTCCAACTTCATACTATTTGCGGCACTTGCATTGCAAAAGATAAAATTAGATCTACTGTCACTTTATTAACAACAAGTGGTGTAGTTGATGTAAAATTTAGAAAAGAATATTTTGCATTATTTGATAAACAAATTTCTGCTCTTGGCGCAGATGGAGTTAAACACGTTATTGAAAAAAGCTGGTTTAACCGTGGCAATATGATTGTGGTTCAAGGCGTTAGAATGGAAGATACATTCATTCCTAAGAAATATACTAATACTGGAATGGCGCATCAATTATATAAGATATCAGAAATATCAAAAGATGGTAGCGAAATAAAACTACAATCAACAAGAGCGCAAGGAGAATATGATGAAGAAGATTAAAATAATTGCCTTAATTGGAAAATCTGGAAGCGGAAAAGATTATTGGTTAAGAAGAATTTGTGAAATGGGAGGGGTGCATGAAATAATTTCTTGCACCACTCGCCCAGCGCGATTTGGAGAAGAAGATGATGTTAACTACCATTTTTTAACCGATGATCAATTCCTTTCTCAAAATTTCCTTGAAAGTTGCATGTTTAGAGGGTGGAGATATGGCACCCGATTAAGTGATTTAGACCCCGATGAAATCAATATAGGAGTATTTAATTTAACTGGTATTGAGAGCTTGCTAAAAAATCCTCAAATTGATTTAACAGTTATCCATTTAGTGGCACCGGATAATATTAGGTTAATTCGGCAGTTAGAAAGAGAAGAAAATAACTGTGATATAGAGGAAATATTTAGAAGATATAAAACAGATAATGAAGATTTTTCTGAAGAAAGATTAAAAAATATAAAAACTCAAGTTGGCTATTGGGTTATAGTAAATGGAGAATATGCTGATAATCAAACAATTCTTATTTATTTAATGTCTATTATTAAAAAGGTCAAAAGTAAATAAAATATATAACTTAAAAGTTATATATATTTGAGTCGCTATGACTCCTTAACATATATAAATACTTAGGAGGAAACGATATGTTGTTAATTATTAAAAGAGATGGCTCTGTCGTAGAGTTTAACCGAGCTAAAATTGAAAATGCGGTATTAGCCGCATTTGAAGAAGTTGATGGTAAGATTGATGAATATGCTAAATCAAAAGCATCAAATATTGCTACCTATGTATATTCTCAAGCAATGAAAAGTGACCATGAACTTTCAGTAGAAGAAATTCAAGATTTGGTTGAACAAGGCCTTATGAGCTGTCGCAGAAAAGATGTCGCCCGTGCATATATTCAATATCGCTATGAGCGCACAAAGGTTAGAGAACATAACACTAAATTTATGCAAGAGGTTGCGCGAAAACTTGATGCAAGTGATGTTCAAAATCAAAATGCTAATGTTGATGAGTATTCTTTTGGTGGTCGTATGGGAGAGGCCAATAGAGCTTTAACTAAAAAATTCGCGCTAGATTATTGCATGTCTGAAATGTCTCGTAATAATCATCTTAATAATTATATTTATATTCATGACTTAGATAGCTATGCTGTTGGTATGCATAACTGTTTAACAATTCCTTTTGACAAGCTATTAGCAGAAGGGTTTAATACTCGTCAAACAGATGTGCGCGCAGCCAATTCTGTGAATACCGCATTCCAGCTTGTTGCAGTAATTTTCCAGCTACAATCTTTACAGCAGTTTGGTGGCGTTAGTGCCAGCCATATTGACTGGACTATGGTGCCATATGTGAGAAAGAGTTTTAAGAAACATTTGCGTGATGGTCTTACTTATGTAGAACATTTATCTGAATACAAAACTAATCGTTTTGATAAATGGCTTGATAATGACCCCAAGCATCCTGATGGATTAATTCATTTTGATGATATAGAATTTCAAAGCTTACACCCTGATGCTTGGGACTATGCATTGGAAATGACAAAACGCGAAATTCATCAAGCAGTTGAAGGTATGTATCATAATTTAAATACACTTCAGTCACGCTCTGGTAATCAGCTACCATTCACCAGTATTAACTATGGTACATGCGCACTTCCAGAAGGCAGAATGGTTACTGAAGAAATTTTAAATGTTTCTATTGAAGGCCTTGGTAGATTACATAAAACTTCTATTTTCCCTTGTGGAATTTTCCAGTGTATGAAAGGCGTTAATAGAAAACCAGGAGATCCTAACTACGACTTGTTTAAGTTAGCTCTAAAATCAACTGCGCAAAGATTGTATCCTAATTATGTCAATGTAGATTGGTCTACAAATGCTGGATATGATAAAAATGACCCAAATACATATGTTAGCACAATGGGATGCCGCACATATAACGGGAGTGATATCAACGCTGAACCTGGCACAAATCCGCAAACAAAAGATGGTCGTGGTAATTTAGCTCCAGTTACAATTTTATTGCCATTCCTTGCGATGGAAGCTAAAAATAAAGATGGCGATACTATAGATAATTTTATGTCTCTTTTGGATATTAAACTTCATGAGGCAAGAGATATGTTAAAAGAACGCTATGAATGGATGTGTTCTCAATCTCCAGCTTCTGCTCAGTTTATGTATGAAAATGGAACTATGCTTGGCTATAAGCCAGAAGAAGGAATAAGAAGCGCTCTTAAACATGGTACATTAGTTATTGGTCAATTAGGACTTGCGGAAACACTTCAAATTCTTATTGGTTGCGACCATACAACAGAAAAGGGCATGGCGTTAGCAAAGCGTATTGAACAATTATATAAAGACCGTTGTGCTCAATTTAAACAGGAAGAACATCTAAATTTTGGAGTTTATTATACTCCGGCAGAAAATCTATGTTACACCGCAATGAAAGCTTTCCAGAAAAAATATGGTAAAATTCCAAATATTTCTGAAAATGATTACTTTACAAACAGTATTCATGTTCCAGTATGGGTGCATATGGATCCATTTGAAAAAATTGATATTGAGTCTCAATTGACTGGATACTCTAACGCTGGATGCATCACATATGTTGAACTAGATTCTAGTGTAAAAAATAATCTTGATGCATTAGAACAAATTGTTAATTATGCTATGGATAAAGATATTCCATATTTTGCTTTAAATGTTCCAAATGATACATGTCTTGATTGCGGATATACCGATGAAATGAATGATACTTGCCCTGTTTGCGGCAGTTCGCATATTCAGCGCTTGCGTAGAGTTACTGGATATTTAACAGGTAATTATACAACCGCTTTTAATCTTGGTAAGCAACAAGAAGTTGAAATGAGATATAAACATTCTAACTCATTATCTAACTGGAGAAAATAATAATGCGCTATGCTGGTTTAATAAAAAATGATATGACTGATGGCTCTGGCGTCTGTGTCTCATTTTGGGTACAAGGATGTTCGCATCATTGTCCAGGATGCCATAATCCACAAACCTGGAATTTTAATGGAGGTGAAGAGCTTCCAGAAGACTATTTAGAACAAATTGATAATGCAATTACAGCTAATGGCTTATTGCGTAATTTCAGTCTTCTTGGAGGAGAACCTTTTGACAACATCTTACTGAGCAAGGAAATACTAAAACATGTTAGAGAAAAATTTCCAACAATTACCATTTATTGTTGGACTGGTTATAAAATAGAACAATTAAAAGAACAAGCTAAATATAATTACGCTATTCATCGTATGCTTGATTATATTGATGTTCTTATTGATGGCCCTTACATCGCGGAGCAGCGAGATATAACGCTCCCCTTGCGCGGAAGCCGCAATCAGCGCATTTTATATAAAGGAAAAGATTTTTAAGGAGGAAAATTATGGAAACTTGAACCTGTTTCTATAATCCCTTTGAAGAGAAAAATTTACTTAGAAATGATTATACAAGAGAAGAGTATTGAGTATCAAAAAAAGATTTACTCAATACTCTTTTTTCTTTTCACAAAGAAAAGGGATTAAATGGGGTCTGGCTTGAAGGCCCATATATTGATTGTAATGAATTAATTTATAAGTATCACAATGCTTATCCTACTAGCGACATTCTCTTTACAATAAATTAAAATTTTGGTATAATAATAATATGTTAGAATTAATTAAATTATTATTAGTTTGCTTTTCAGTAGCTTTAAGTTATGAACAATTTTTTAAGCGAAAAAATTCAGAACTTGGATGGTACTGGATTGTAGTTGCCATTTATTGGTTTTTAAATTTTGCGCAAGGAATATTAAAATAATATCCCTTGCTTTTTTTATTTTTTTATGATATAATAATTATATGAAAAAGATTGTATTATTTGATTTTCTCACAAATATTGAAGAAGCTTTAGATTTAAAAGAGGGGGCTGAATTAGATATTGCTCCTATAACTTTTTCACCCAACGAGCGCGTTAAAATAACACTTATTATTGATATTCCATTGAATGAAATTATGGATTATATATCAAAATGGCGAGCATGGCAGAATGCCTATAAATATCGTAAGAGGTAGTATATGCTAAAAATAAAAGATTTAAAAACTTTAATGAAATTAAAAACAAATAATAAAGATGGAGATTTAGCTTTAGTTGAAGAAACAAGGACATTATATAAGTGGGATGGCGCAAACTGGTGTATTCATAAGCCAGAAGGTGGAATTAACGTAAGTCTTTATGAACTAAACCAAAGCGCTATGACAACTATGCCACCCATGTCAGATGAGCATATTAAACTTAATAAAGAATTTATTCGTGAACATTTATTCTTACAGTTAGCCCCAGAAGATGGTACTAAATATTTTATGCTTTTAAATAATGAGCAAAAATATTACACTACTTTTATAGTTAAACCTAACATTACAACAATTCCTGTTCCTAGCGTAGAAGATGAGGTAATTGAGTGTTTACAATCTCGTGGAGAAATTAAAGATATTTCTTTCCTTGAGGATGGAATTGAATTTTGGGTGACAGAAGGCGATAACTCATATGTTTATTATTTATTCAATTACCGAGGAGGTGTGATAGAATGCCAATAATTGGTTGCGGAGTTAACATTTTTGATTATGACCAAACAGTTTATCTAATGAATGAAGATGGCACTAGCCAAATATTAGGTAAATCAACTTATGAAAATTTAGATCATTTTATTACAACTTGCTGTGACAAAAACGCGGTTTATAAAGTGAAATTATCTGGAGTGCAACAATATACTGCTCCGCTTAAAGATAGAATTGAAAAAGAAGGTATATCAAGATATAATAGAAAGATTGAGGTAGAAATTTAATGAGTAAATTTTTAGTCAGTACAGTTGAGACTTATCGTGTTGATACAGATGAAGAAGCAAAAGCATTAATTGAAGACGCAAAGCAGTCTGCAATGTTTGAACTCGGCAAGTATAGTTCTGAGTATAAAGAAGTTAAAGCAAAAGGTGAAGTAGTTGATTCTTTTTATAAGATTTCATTAACAAAACATTTTAATAACATTAAAGAACCTAGTCAGCATATTAAGGTTGACTATGATGTAGATTATAATATTTAAGGAGAAGTAAATGAATAAATTTGAAGTAGTAAGTAAATATATTGATGGAGATAAGGTTGCAGTTAATCTTCCTGTGCGAGCTACCGCACATAGCGCAGGATATGACTTTGCGGCAGCGCAAACAATGGTAATTCCATCATATAAGCATTTAATGGAAGTTCTTTCTGACTATGTCGCTCCAAAAATGCCTTATCCTCTTAAGGATTTAAAAGAAATTGTAAAAACAACTAAACTACAGCCCACTCTAATTCCAACAGGAATTAAATGTCAGTTAGACGAAGGGTATTATCTTGAAATTTCTGTGCGTAGTTCAACGCCATTGAATAATTGGATTATTCTTGCTAATGGTGTTGGAATTATTGATGGAGATTATTATAACAATGAATCTAATGAAGGTGAAATTTTCTTCCAGGTAATTAATCTTTCACCCGCAGATATTGTTATTGAAGCTGGCGATAAGATTGGTCAAGGTATTATTAAAAAGTATGAAGTGGTAGACGACGACAATGCAACAGGTGAAAGAACAGGAGGCTTCGGTTCTACAAATGCATAGTCTCTTGGCTTTAGACCAAGCTAGTCGCGTCAGCGGATGATCGGTCTTTGTTGATGGAGAATTAAAAGATTGAGGTCATCTTACCACTAACCAAGAGGACATAGGAGAACGTCTTGTTAGTATTCATAATTTTATAAAAAATAAAGTCCAAGAGTGAAATATAGATACAATCGCCTTTGAGGATATACAATTGCAATCATCTGTTGGAAACAATGTAAAAACATTCAAGGTATTAGCAAATGTTTACGGTGTAGTTCTCATGACTGCCGTAGAACTTAATAAAAATTATAAGATCATTCCTTCTTCAACTTGAAAATCTCAATTAAAAATAAAAGGCCGAACAAGACCTGAACAAAAACGCAATGCACAAGAGTTTGTGCTCCAACAGTACAATGTAAAAGCAACTCAAGATGAGTGCGATAGTATTTGTATCGGAACATGCGCGCTGACGCCAAACCGATCGGTTTTCACGGCAGCCGCAGATAAAGGGTTTGATTGGTCAGAATAGAAAAAGGTGATTAACACCTTTTTTATTTTATAAGACAAAAAGGGGAGGTCTAATATGACAATTACAGCAGATGCTATTTTAACATATGTTCTCGTCGCAATTGGTGGCTTTTTAGTTAAATCTGCTTTAGATTGAATTAAAAATACTGGCGAAGAAAAAGTTGATAAAGCAAGAAAATTTGAAGAACAAACATTAAGAAATGAAATTGAAAAAATCGTAAAAGAATCAAGCAAAGCCTTTAAAGAGGAGCTACTTGAAGATATTTCAAAACTTCAAGCTGAAGAATCTAAAAATTATGAATATTGGCAAAAAATGTATTGAGATGCAGTAAATCGCTTAAGTGAAGTACAAAAACAATTTAAAGTATTAGAAGAACAAGATATTACTTTTTATAAATATTTATTAATTGATACATGCAAAGAGTATCTGTCTAAAGGTGAAATGACTCAATATCAATTTGATAGATTAACTGAATGGTATAAAATCTATAAATCTCTTGGAGGTAATCATCAAGGTGATTTATATTATAAGCGCGCAGTTGCATTACCGATTGTTGCAAATGAACATGAAAACGAAGAACAAGAGAGACATAGTATATTTGACTATGGCGATCAAATAAAAGATAATGGAATAAAAAAATAGGGATAGCTTTATTATAGCTATCCCTATTTTTTTTATGCTCTTACCGCTTTAATAACATTTACTTGTTCTTGAATTAATTGTGAAATATAGAAATCAATATCTTTATATACTTCATTTAATACAGTAGTCATTTCTTCTGACATTAATTCTTTAATGGCATCAAAAGTTTTATGATAAGCAATATCATGCTCTTCTGGCCCGAAATGACCTTGTTCTCTTAATTCATCAACATATGTTTGATTTGTTGCAATAACGCATGTTTCAACAATACCCATAAGCATATCAGAGTATTTTGAAAACATTTTATTATCAACATTGTCTTGTAATTCTTTCACCTTTTTGCGCATAAATGCAATTCCATAAGTACATAAAATTCCTAAAAGAGGTAAAAGACAAGTAAAGAAAATATCTTGTAACATTGGTGTGTCTATCATTTTTTTTTCATCTCCTTTGCGCAGTTAGCATTACCCAGCCTCACCACTTGGAGGTTGCGCTTTGAGGCCGCAGGGGTATCAGGGTTCGAACCTGAATAGACGGTGTTGCGTACTACTATAGTTTTCACTACCATTGCTGTTTGTAGTCTGGACTATATCTTTAGCTGTTCTAGCTAGGTGATTATCTAGTCTCTACGGGCTAAATTAGGCTGTTTCTCGAATTCCATTTAACTACTGCCCGGCCGTTACGCTATGCTCTTATAAGTCGCCGATTCGTCCAAGTCTCCGGCCCGGTTATAAGAGGTCCGTAGCACCCAAAATATTCCCTCGGTATTCCCATGCTTTCGTTTAGGGTTCACCGATATCATCACCTTCATTTGCGATATCCCTATCGCAACGCACCAATTATAGGATTAACATCTCCCGGTTGAAGACCGTAGTGTTCCCAATTACACCATACCCCTATAATAAGTAGAGAACTTCTAAATCATTCTCTATGCTTTTGTAACTGTTAGTTTAGTTACTTCTGGCTCTTTCTTATATAGATTGATATAAAGCAAGCCATCCTTAACCTGATAAGTTACAGCTTTAAACATGTCAGCTTTAATTTCAAACTTTGAGCTTACCTTAATCATAATTCAAAACGTCGTTATGAGTAACGCCTTCAATTACTAACATATCTCTGCCATCGTCTTCATGTACAATATCTACTTTAATATCACCTTCATTAACTCCGACAATATTATGTACTAATACAACCCTGTCTTTTAAAGTTTTAAGACTATAAGGCTTCATATCGTGTACTGGACGACTAAAAGCATAAGCGGGCTTATCCCAATTGAAAAAAGAATCAAAATCAAACATCATAAAAATCCTCCTAAAAAGTAACAAGAACTAATCCACCAGCTAAATCATTATGAATAGTTTCATAATTAAATTGGTCATTAGTATCTTTTATAAAAATTTGTAAGGTAAAAGATTCTGGATATATAAATCTAAATAAGAAGTTCTCTACCTTTTTTAATTGTTCATAATCTCTTAAATATAACTCCATACATCTTCCTCCTTACAAGTATTATTATACAAAATTTTTTCAGAAAAAGTCAAATAAAAAAGGAGAAGATTTATTCAAAATCTTCTCCTGTATTTTTTTCTCTTCATCCATTTAATTGATTGTAAAATTCAAACATATAATTAGAACCACGAGACAATATAATGGCTGTTGCCGCAGTTCCAATTATAGGATATTTCTCTTGTAATCCAAGAGATGTAAAGAAATTAAGGTTCATGTCATAACAAAAAACCAGTGCCACAGCTAACGCAACCACAACTTGCCATTGAATTTTTTTCTTATCATAAACAGTTTTACCATATGTGATAATTGCTTCAATGAATATGGCAATTGCGATTAGTGGGAAAAAATTATCATTTATAATCATAATATAATAATATGCCTTTCTTACTATGGTAAAATTTTAACTATTGAATTTTTATAGCCGTCATATGCAGAGGAGCTTGGCGTACTGCTGCTGTCTTCGTAAACTTTTACTGACGTGTAACGAACAGTCCCTGGAGTCGCAGTTACACCATCGTTTGTATTGACTACTATAATAGGTTCATCTCCTTTTTCTTGATTTGTTGCAGGAATAGTTTTACTTACTGTAACATTACCATTTGCTCCAAATGTTGAAAATCATAAATCTGAAGAACCGTATATTGGTTTATCGCCCGTTGATTTATTTGTTGTTTGAATACCAACCCAATAATTACTTGTTGCTCAGAAATTACTTGTTCTTGTAGGATCAGGATTTTTCAAGGTGGCTGTTATCTTAGTTACATTAGAATTCGTATATGTTAATGTAACTTCTATCGGAAATTCATTATAATAATATCCTGATCTTACAAGTGTTGCAGTTATAACCTTTTTAGTAATTGCCATAATACACTACTGCCTCCTATTTCATTCCATAGAAAGCAACACCCTCATTTTTCCAACCGAGTTTAACAAGAGCATCTCTTTCTTTTTCACTAGCAGTATACATATGGCCATTATGAGAAGCATATAGTCTATATACTGGAACTTCTTTATTCTTATCAGAATGGAATGCGACATTTTCATATTTCCAGCCAATTTTCTCAAGTGCTTCTTTTTCAATTACACTTGCAGTGTATAAATGGTCGCCATCGCTTGAGTTATATAATCTATAAACTCTATCTCCACTTGTTGGCGCTTTCCAACCTATACCTTCATACTTTCAACCACCACGAACTAAAGAATCAGCTTCTCCCTTATTCGCAGTGAAGAAATGCATTGAAGTATGTGGGTTATATAATCTGTATACTCCATTTGGTACTGCCTTAATTGTGTCTGGTTCATAGATATGAATAAAACCTTGGAAAAAATAATTTACTCCAAGAGCATAAGTTCCATTAACTCGTTTAATAGTTCTTAACCTTCAATATCTACCATTTGCAATAGTACCTGTCCATCCGCTTTCAGAAACAATGACGTCTCCTTTTGAATTAACCTCTTCAACAAATGCCACGTGGCCTGCGCCATCACCTGAATTACCGGCCTTTCCTTTTTGCCAGCACATGATTGAACCAACCTTTGGAGTTTGTGAGCGAGCAAAGCCATCTTGAGTATAGCCCCAATAATTTTCAGCATTACCTCGGCATAAAGTATCATCAGAACCAGTTAATTCAATAGTTCTACCGTGTACATATCCTACGCAATTAGGCAATACACATCCTTTAACAATTCGTCCTGCGGAATTACCTAAAATACAATGATTCTTTCCACCATATGTAGTTTTTAAATACGCTTTATTGTCATTTGCAGGACGAGTCAATCTTGGAACGTATGTCATATTGGATCTCCTTTCTATTATCTTCAAATTTCTTTTATTTTACATCAATATTTATCAGCCTTTTCCTCCTGGTCACCCATTATAGAACCAATATCAAAATCGCAACTCTTTTTCTTTATATAAAGAGACTGTGCTTGCGCTAATTCCTCATTAACATCTTTAATTAAACAAGCTAAATATTCAGCATCCGCAATTTCTCCAAGAGCAAACAATTCTTTATACATTTTTTCGTATAATTTTTTCGTGTCTTGTTCTCATTCTATTCATTTTTCAATGCCTGTTTTTACTGCGTTGCGCTTTGTTGTTGCGTCAACATCTTCTCTAAAATAAGCATATCAAGAAGAAGGGATTATTTTTGGATCTTCTACTGGTTTTGCTTTAATTAATTTATTGTGATGTCTATGATAATAATAATTTAATTCCATATAATCTTTGTTTTCGCAAAGATAGTGATATTGGTGACATTTAGAATAGCCTTTCAAATTCAAAAAACAATAATAATGTGCCATCTGGTCATGAACCATTAGCCCTTTAATCATATGCGCTGATAACTCAGAAAAAATTTCTTCAACTGTCATAATTTATCCCTCCAAAAGTGATAAACTAAATTCTAACAGCTGTTACACCTATTGTGTTATATGTTACCGCAATACCCATATTTCTTAATGAAATAGTAGTTACGGTTGCGCAAGGGCAATTTATAACGTTATTGTCTGGCACTTGAATTAATGTTGTAAAACTAAATGGGATTATTGAAGTAGCATCTGCGGCCGTCGCTAATGCTACGGCTTGAGGTTGGAGTACACCATCTTTATCTAACTGAACTTCAATCTCACCTGCCGCACTTCCTGTTACGCTACCAGATACTGTTACTTCATAAATACCGCATTTATTAAATTGAATTGTTGATGTACCTAATAATTGTGTGCTTGTGCCTTTCATTAAGGCCACAGTTGTAAGCGGAATACTACCTTCCGTTGCAACGTCTACATTTTTAGAATAAACTTCTAACATTTAATCATTCCTCCTAAACTTTTTCCTTTTGACTAAAAATAAATAGGGCAACATTGCTGTCGCCCTATTGTTGATTTATTAAAGTGTTGCTCCGCCGCTGCAAGCGCAGAAAGGATTTGTTCCTGCGTAATAAGTGCTTGCACATGGATAGCGAACTACACCAGCAACTGCCTGTTGAAGCTGAAGCTGATTAATTTGATTTTGCATATCGGCCATACGGTTTCCAGTGATGGCATCAAGAATCTTCTGAGTTTGTTCTGTTGTGTTAGCGTTAATTGCAGCCGTATTTATAGCATTCGCATAATTTACGCCATCAATTGCGCGGAGTGTAGAGCAGCAACATTCATTTTCTTTTGCTAATAAATTAGCCTGTCCTACTGCTAATCCGCCAATATCTCTTGCTAATTCACTATACTTATCGCTTAAAGCGTTAATAGTATCGTGGAATGTTTGATTAGTAGCAGCAACTGCCTGAGCTGTTCCCGCATTCACTGCGGCAAGAGTTTCTCTCTGATTTGCCATCATATTTTGTGTGTCAAAACCACGGTCTACCTGTGACTGTGTCGCAAGGTTTTCATAGCCAATTGCATTAGCGAAGCCATTATTACCCCAACCATTAAAACCGCCACCAGCGAGAATCAATAAAGCAAAAATTCACATCATTGAATTTCCGCCCCACATGTCGCCGTAGCCACCACGGTCACTCAATAGAGCAACATCACTAGCTGATAAACTTCCATTTTCCATTTTAATTTCCTCCTAAATAGTAATCAATAGTAAAGTTTTACTATTTAGGAGTTTTATCTTTTTAACATAGTTAATATTTCATCAGGGTTAATACCCCTTTGTTGTGCCAGCGCATAAAACGCTGTTTTTGGATCTCCTCCATATTGATTAATCAATTCAGTGACACGAGGATTTTGCATTAGCATGTTATTTAACATTGCTTGCGGATTTGGCGAATTTTTAAACGCCGAGACCATATTCATTAAGTTATTGTTGCTTAATGGTCTTGATTTGTTTAGCATCTCCAGCATCGGATTTCCTTGCATTGAATGCTTCCTCCAGTTTAGCAATTCGCTCTTCTAGCGCAGAATAATCAGTATTGGCCACTACTGGCTCCGGCGCTTTTAACGGAGTAATTGTATATCCAGTCACTGTTGGATATGACGCTCCATCGGTTGTTTTCAATCAAATAATTGGTGCAGTCTCATCAAGAAGTAGAATACTACTATTTGGCGCCATTTGATAAGCATTAGCACCATTCTGGCCATTAACTCTGACTACTTCCTGTTTTTGCGGATAAAACTGCTGTTGGCCTACGGTTCCATAATTTGGATATGTAGGCGCAGGATACCCAGAATAATTCATCATAATTCTCATTCCTTTCTTTTTCCAAGTAAAACTTTTTCTATTGATTTGTACCACCATTCCTTTGGTACACTATAACTAAAAAAAGAGCAAGCAAAATTATCTTAACTTGCCCTTGTATCTTATAACTTGGTTATTTGCTTTCAAGTTCCATTTACTTTAATTCAAGCCGCACCAGTATGTCAAGCATTATTAATTTTGATATGAAGTTGTTGGTTCATTGTTGCCATTTCTTTCTCCTTTCTCTCTTATTTCTAAATACTTAAGAGAGAAAAGAGATTTTTGAATATTTTTAATTAATATATTGGATGTAAATATCTCCCGCTTGTCCACTAGGTGGAGTTGCAGAAATTCCATATGAAATATTTCTAACACTATATCCGCTTGTATCTCCTGGATATAGGAAGTATTGTCTTATTGGGTTCATTGTATTACTATTGTAATCTGTATCGGCTATATAAGTAAAAATAGCACGATTATCAGTATATGATGCAAAATCCCACGAACCTTGATATGTTTTTAAAGATAATAAAGGATTATAAGAGTTAGAAGTAGCATTAGAAGTCCTAATAGGTGCATTATCTCTGCCTTTTTGATAAGTTACACCAGTATTAATTAAAAAATTAAATTTTGCACTTGCAGCATGAGAGCCATCAGATTTTATATAATCAGAATCGTGTCAACTAACCG